CTGACATCAACGAACGTATCGCTCGCTGCATTGTTTGCTCACCTTCGCTATCGGTTCTGACGCGCCCCTGATCCACGCCATTAACCTGCAAGTTAATCGTGACTGATTGCGACCCGAACATACTGTTATTAGACGGACGCTCAACCTCCGGCGCAGCCTTGGGATTTTTAACGCTGTCCACACCTTTGAGAATTGCGAGTTTTTGCCCAGCCTCGTTTTTTCCATCCCCGTACTTGTAGTAGTCGGCCATGTTGCCGAGGGCTTGTGCCAAGGTTCCATAGCGACCGCCCCAACGCTGCTGAGCGTCGTTGGCGACATATGGGACTGTTCCATCCGCATTCGTGAATTGCTTTGCCAAGTCTTCAGCCAAAAGCTCGTCCAGACCAGCCTGTGTGAGGTATTCAATAATTGCCGAGCGCGTCCATACCCATTGCTGCTGGACATTTCCCTTTGCGTCGGAAGTGAATCCATCCTTATTCCGAAACTGGGCGCCGCCTGAGCCTATTTGCTGAACTCCATTGCCCAGCTCCTCACCATTGACGCCGCTTTGCCCGGGACGCCCATACTTCTCTTCCATGCGCTGCTTGAACTCACGGGCCGCATCACTGGCTTCATCGATTGAAGACCGCACGCCACCCCATTGCTGGCGGATATTGGCGCTCGCACTGCCACTCGCGCTGGCAGCACGCTCAAATTCATTGCGCAGAGTGACCACGGACTTACCGCCTTCACCCACCTCAATGCGAACACCACGGGCGGCCGCTTCAGCGGCAACCCAAGAAGGCGCGACACCTTTGTTGGCTGCTATGGCATCTTCAGCAGCCTTCTTGAATGCTCCGCTCAAATCTTCTGCTGTAGCGACACCGGAGTTCTTGATGATTTCGTAATCGCGGCGGGCGTTGGTCGCCTGGTCTTTAAGCGCCTGAGAGCTGACGACGCCCAATCGGTCGAAGGCAGCCTTGAGCTGCTCGGCAGCATCCTGCGCAGCCTTGCCAGCAGCCGCCGCAGCACTGGGCGTTTCGCGCAGCTTCTGGTTGATCTGCTCGAGCTTTGCACCAGCTGCATCCAGGTCCCCTGCCTGGACGAACTGCTGGTACTCAGCCCGCAGCTGGACCAGCGCCTCGCGGTGCTGCTGGACTGCAGCGCGGGCAGCTTCATCAGCGCGCGCTTTTTTGTCGATGGCTTGGCGCGCAGCAGTGTTGGCATCGGCCGCCTGGGTCAGCAAATCGGCCATGCGCGAGATAGCCCGTTCGGACTGCTGAGCTGACCCCGCTGTCTGGTCCATGGTGCCCGCCAAACCAGCGAAACCATCTCTAGCCTTTTGGGCTGCTTCGGCAGTGTCCTGGAGAGACTGCGAGGCTTTGTCACGCATCGCCTGGGCAGCGTCGCTGAAGCCTTCGGCTGCGAGCACAGCGTCAGCAGCTGCGAGCTTGAAGGATTCCGAGAGCGAACCAAAGGTGACGGATGCCAGCCCCGCCCGCAGCTTGGACACGCCAGTCATGATGGAACTGGCCACTTCGGCAAACACGCTGCCCAAACCATAGATGACCGTCAAAACCGCATTCGACCCTGCAGTCATCACACCCCAGACCATTTGAAGGGTGTTCCCTGCATTGGTCGCGTACTCACCCACTTTGGCGAACGCAGTGTTCGTCTCGTCAGCAAACGTCTGGAGCTTCGTTACAACGACCTGAAAATCAATGGTCTGCAGGAACTGGCGCACATAGTCAACGCCGTTCTTGAAGGCAGTGGCAATGGACTCACCAAATCGCGTGACCGTGCCATCAGCCACAATGCCCCGCAAGGATGTTGCGAGTTCGTCAAACGCCTGTTTAAGGACAGGCAAAACCGGAGTGGCCAAGGCTGTAGTCAGCGAATCCCATACGCTGGACAGCCCTTTGATGGAGCCATTCAGGTTGTCGGACATTGTCTTGGCAGTCACCGCAGCGCTGCCCTCGGCATCGCGAAGCTTTCCGGTCAGCTCGTCTAGGGCACCCATGCCTTGGTTGAGCAGCGCACGCAAGGCGGGGCCGGCCTCCAACCCCACCGCATTGATAGCGCGTGCGCCCTCAGGCCCCTTGGCGGCCAGCTGATGCAGGGCCTTCTCGAAATCGCCGGTGATGATGCCGGCGGACGCCAGCTCACGGCGGAACTGGCTGGCTGGGTTGGCGAACTGACTCAGCACGGAATTGAGGGCTGTGCCGGCACGACTCGCATCGATACCAGCGTCTGCGAATTTGCCGATGATGGCGACCGTGCTTTCCAGGCTGATTCCCAGCGTATTGGCCACAGGCGCCGCATAGCTCAGCGCTTGCGCCAGGCCCTCCACGCTGGTGTTGGTCGCGTTGGCTCCCTTGGCCAGCACGTCGGCCACTCGCCCTGCGTCATTGAAGGACAGGCCCATGCCCATCACAGCCTTGGTCACATACTCGCTGGCCTGGCCAAGGGCGATGTCGCCAGCCTGAGCCAAGCTGAGCACTGCGGGCAGAGCCGCCACGCTGTCCTTGGCAGACAGGCCGGCCTTGGCCAGATTCTCCAACGCCCCTGCCGCCTCCACGCTGGTGTACTTGGTGTTCGCCCCCGCGTCTTCTGCCGCCTTCCTGAGCGCGGCCATTTCCTCAGCAGTACCGTCAGTTGCAGCCTTGACACGGCTCATGGCCTCTTCAAAGTTCGCGGCGCCCTTGACCGCGCCGGCAAAGGCCGACACACCGAGATAGCTGAGGATCGCTGCCCCTACCGCCGCGATCAGAGTTTGCAGTCGGCCGAACACCGCCGAGGCGTTGTCCTTGGCGTTGATGATGATCTCGATGGGCTTGAAAGCCATGGTGCGTGCGGTTGTTGGCTACGGGACGGCGCGACGGTTGGGACTGCGGCCTTGGCAAGCGGCAGTCCCAACCACCTGGCAGGGGCCGGGTGGTTGGAAGTCAATCAGGGCATGGGGACAGGGCGGCCGTCGCAGTACACGGCCTCAGAATTCGCGGACTTGAGCACCTCCAGGCCCATTTCCATGGCGACCGGGTCGGTGCCTTCGGCGATCAGCGGCAAGTCGCCATTGGGCGAGAGCGTGACCTTGGGCAGGTACCAGTCGCGGTTTCCGCCTGCTGCGTTGTCCGACACGATGCGCAAGGCGCCGGACAACTCGGCCTTGGCACCGGAGGCGACGGCCTCGTAATGGCCGGCCACGGGCGTGTAGCCAAACGCCACCTTGCCCGCCGGGATGCCGCCGGTTTCGCGTTCGAGAATCTGCACGCGCCCGGTCTCGAGATCGACGTTGTAGTGAACGCCAGCATCGAACGTGGTCTGGCCATCCTCGCTCTTGACAGTGACGCCCGTCACGTTGCGCACGCCCAGGGGGTTCGCTGCATTCGCACCGAGCTGGTACTGGCGACCGGGCAGCACGGATCGAATTTCGTCGGCCACAGGCGTGGCCTGTTGCACCTTGCGTGCATAGGTGCCTGCAAGCCACAGTGCGGCGTTCTGCGGCGAGAAGTTGTCAACCGTGACGCTGCCTGTGCGGTTGATCTGCACGACCCAGCCGCCGTCCTTTTCACGCAGGCCAGTCTGGCTGCTGTAATGCTCGGACTTCTCGCTGGCGACGGTGAGTTTGATGTCCGGGCAGTTGCCCAAATCGATCTCGCCGGTCAGCTCCTCGCTGGCGTTGAACGGGTCGAAATAGGCCCGGCCGCGCGGGATCAGGTATTGATTGCGGGTGTGTTGGATCGGCATCGCGGATGCTCCTGAATGAATGGGTTGTCAGTTCTGGCCATCGACCAGGGTCGTGGTCGTGAAAGCGATCTCGAAGCCCACCAGGCCCGAATCGCTGAAGGCCGCTTCCCGGACCGTGGCGAACTGCAGGGGCGTCCACTGCATGCCTGCCACGGCGCCGGGGCACCAGTTGTGCAGGGCGCCGATGACGGCACGAAGCGCCGCGCCCAGTTGCCCTGCTGCTGTGTCGCCGCGCTGGACGACCAGCCCTACCGCCCAGGCGGGCTGCAGCTGGGCCACCGTGCGCCGCTCCGCTCCGCCAGCAGCCCCGCTCATACGCACATCGGCGCCAGGCACCTTGCGGCGGTCGGTGGCGTCGGATCCGCCGCTGACGCGCCAGCCCGTGAAGGCGGGCAGCGCGGCCAAGCGCTGAACGAGGATGGGTTCGAGCTCCAGCATCAGTCGCCTCCTGGCATTACGGAGAACGTGGCCCAGCCGCCAGCGTCCGGGAGGACGGGGCTGGAAACGATGTAGGGCTGGCCATCGACCACAAGGCCGCGTTCGCCTTCGGCAATGCCAGGCGCGTTGGCTACGCACATGGTCACCATCAAGCGCACCGCTGAGACGGTCTCTGGCATGTAGTCCTCGTCATCACGATCGAAGAGCACGCCAAACCTGGACCCGCCTTGCCATGTGGCAATCGCGTTGGACAGACGCTGCTGAACGGCGGCGCCCAGTCGGGATTGCGCTGCAGCGAATGGAGCGAGGTTCGGCGCGGCAGACATCAGGCCGCCACCGTGCCTGGCACGCCCGTAAACTTGACGTCCACCCACTCGGCCGCCTGACCAGCCGAGGCCCAGGCCACTGCAGCGGGCCCGGATACATCACCTGCAGCAGTTGCGCCGACAGTGAACGCCTGGGAAGCTTTCTTGAACACGAGAGCCACGCCCTGACCAATGGCCATGCCGGCAACCTTGGGAACGCGAAAGACACCATCGACTGCCACAGAGCCAGTGGCTCCAGGCGCAATGTTGACCAGTGCAACGCCCAGGGTGCTGCCCGAGACCACGACATCTCCGCTATTCACGATTTCCGCGCCTGTATTGACGAAGTCCATCACCCGGCCGGGTGCAATGTGGTTGTTTGCCATTTGCTGCTACTCCTTTGATAGCAATGCGCTCAGGCGCCTGCGTTGGTGGCGATACCGCGCCAGTCATGAGCGCCGACGCCGTAGTCAAGGCGCACCTTGAAGCGGGTGCCGTCGGTGGTGAAGGCGGATTCCTGCTCCAGAAAAGGCGTATCCACACCGTCGAGGAAAGCCACTTCAATGGCTGCGGCCTCGTTCGGATCGGTGAGCGCGTAGTGGCGTGTGCCTTCCAGACGAGGAGAACCCACGATGTCCCGGAAGAGGCCCAGGCTGATGTTGGGCGTCAGGGCATTCTTGGATGTGCTCGGCTCGTACTGGGCCTGGTTCACCAGCTTTGCGAGTGCCTCCAGGCCGAGCGGGCCCAGCCACACTGCGGGCAGGAGGTTGAGAAAATCGTTCTTGCTGATGTCCTTGTGCTTGGCCATGAGCACGCGGAAGTCTTGGAACGACTGGGTCGTCGGCCCGGCCGGTGCAGTTACCACGTTGCCGTGGTCAGCGTGCAGCAGGGTCTTGCCGTCGTCCATCGAGGGGCCCATGCCGTTGTTTTCGGCCAGCAGCTTGTAGACATCCGTTTCAACGGTACGGGCAGCACTGCGGCCCATGGCTGCGGCCTGATCGGTGAGAGCGCCCAGGTCATCGTTGATCACCATCTCGCGGCTGAGATTGATGATGTAGCCCTTGGTCTCAGCAGAGATGCTGGACTTTTCGCCATCGGGAATGGCGATGGATTTGTACTCGCCCAGTTCATTTTTGGGCTGCAGATTGCCCAGGGAGCCAGCGCGCAGCCGGTGATGCGCTCGGAAATCGGATACAGAGCCGCGCTTGCAAAAGCGCTGCCAGGTCAGCGCCTGCACCGAGTAGGCCGACAGCAGCGTGCGATGGATCGCATCCGTGAGCAGGATGGGGAAATCGCTGGTCGACTGGGTGAAAGCTGCGGCAACGAGGTCGCGCTTGTCCATGCCACGGGCCGACACGCCGATGCGCTCCAGTGATGCCCGTGCCATCTCCACAAGGCTCATGCCCCGGTAGGGATTGCTCGCCTGCGCAGCCACCTGATCCTTGGTGGCATAGCCTGCACGCACCAACAGCGCAGCGACAGCCGCACCACGACGCTTGTCGGTTTCGTCTTCCACCGTGGCAAGGCCTGCAACGGGGGTTGCCTGGGAGCCGAGGTGCGACAGAAGGCGTGCGCCGGCTGCCTCGGCGGTGATGCCATAGTCATCCTCGCAGGTCTGCTGCAGCGCAACCACCCCAGGGCGGTCGGAGAATGCGGCAAAAGCCGTGCGAATGGACTGGCGCCGCGTCTGGTCGGCGGCCAGCACGGAGGCTGCGTCTGGCGCGGTGGCTGCTGCAGGTGCGGCGCTTCCGCCACCTGCAGCAGCGGCGCCGGAAGCGCCAATGGCGTTTTGCGGCGAGTGCTTGCGGTTCTTGTTCATGGATTCCTCTTGAGGAGCGGATGGCGCGGCTGTGGCCGCAGATGAGCCCACCGTCTGCGCCAAGGCGGACGGCAGGGAGCGATAGCGGGAAATCGGCAGGTCGCGGGAAGCGCTGGCCGCAATGGGATGGGCCTCAGTGACTTCGTCGACAAAGCCAGCGGCCTTGGCCTCGGCCGCCGTGTAGTAGTGGTCCTTGCCGTCCGTGAGCAGCGCCAGGGCGCCGTCGTGGTCATTGGTACGGGCCGCATAGCTGGTCGCCATCGCTGCAGCCCAGGTATCCAGCTGGTCGGCAAGATCACGCAGCTCCGCCGCGTTGCCAGCGGCATAGGTCCAGGGCGCATGGATCATGAGCATGGCGTTGTCGGCCATGTGGACCTTGTCTCCGCCCATGGCAATCAGGCTGGCGATGGAGAACGCCATGCCATCCACCTCGACGGTGACTGTGGCCTTGTGGCGCCGCATGGCGTTGTAGATGGCCAGGCCATCCGGCACGCTGCCGCCCACACTGTTGATGCGGATGGTGATCGCTTCAACGTCCAGCGCCTGCAGCTCGGCCACGAAATCCCGGGCACTGACTGTTTCATCCCACCAGCTCTCGCCGATGTCGCCATAGATGAAGATTTCAGCGGCAGCCAGCGTGCCGGCTGCAGCAGCGGCCATCGCGCTCTTGCGCCGGATCGCGTACCACTTCTGGGATGTGCTCATGTGAAACTGCCTGCATTCGTTGAGCCCAAAAAGGGCGAATGCAGGCAGTTTCTTTTTCTCGGCGTCCCATTTCTTGCCGAGAAATGGGACTATTTGCAAATCAGTAGGGGTCAGGTGTCTGGCGTGACCTTGACCCCCTCCTCCTGGTCGGGGTCCCCACTGCCATCGGGCGCCAATGGTGCTGCCCGGTCATCCGCAGGATTTGAAGCCATGCGGAGGCCCCTCTCTGCAGCATCGCGCCGGAACTGTTGAATCTGGTCCAGCGTCTCCCGAGGATTACCGCCCCTGCGCCGTATGACCTCCACCTCGCTTGCAAAGCCTCCGCGAACCAGTTTCTCCCATGCGTTGGCCTCTTTGAGCGGATCGATCCATGGCATGGCCTGGCCTATGAGCAAACACTCAGCCTCTGTTCCTGGCTCGACGTCCTTGGGAATGGGTAGGACATTGCTAAGGTGCGCCACGCGCACGAGGGTCTCCCAGACTGGCAGGCTGAACTGCCCTGCGAAGTCGTCGGCAAGCACGGCGTAGTGGACCCACTGCTCCACCAGTTCCTGGCGCAGTGCGCTGTAAGTCCCGCTGTAGTCGCGGCTGATGCTGCTGTAGCTGGCACCGATTCCCGCCGCATAGGCGCGCAACTGACCACTACGCCAAGCCACGAGGTTGGGGTTAGGCCGATTGGTATCAATCAGCCCGATCTCTTCGCCCACCATCAGGTCATCAAAGATCATTCCCGGCTGCATGCGCATTTCACGCGGTATCGGCCTTCCATCTTCGTCTTTCTCGCGCTTATCTTGGTCAGAATCAAATCCGTCCGTGCCCGCATTGCGCTTCACATATGCCGCCATAGATGCGGCGATTTTGGCGGCAATTCGCTCACTTTCCTCGTAGTCCTTGAGATCTTCGACGCGATTGAGCACACTGGCGAATTCGCTGATACCGCGCCATTGGTGAAGTCGATCCATGGTCGACACATGCAGCATGTTGGCGGCCGGGATGCTCTTGAGATCAGTCGGCGAGATCCAAGCCCCAGCCTCACGAGGGTCACGTCGGAAGACGTGGTAGTTCACAGGCCGGCCCCAGTCATTGACCTGAATGCCTTGGCGGATCTTGCGGCTCAGGTCGCTGTACTCCAACGGGACGAAATCCGACTCCAGCAATTCAATGCTGAACGGCACCGGGCCGGAATGCCTGAGACCAGGAACGTCCCCAACAACCAATTGGGAGAACATCTCCCCGTCACGCACCCAACTGTAGGCCGACATGCGCTCGGCCTGAGCCCAATGCATGCGGCCTGTGACTTCTGGCCGCCGGCACCACTGTCGCCGCAACCGCCGCAGCTGTTCGGCATATTCCGTGTGTATCGAGCCATCCCTGCGCCGCGGCTGCGGTTCAATGCCAATGCCATTGGGGCCCACCACGTTGTTGACGAGGGTCCGCAGCGCACCTCGGGTCAGGTCGTGATTTCGCTCCAGGTAGCGAGCATGGTTGCGCAATGCCGCTGCGCTGCGCTCCACCAAGCTATTGGGGGAAGGGTTGATGTTGCGGTGCTTGCGCAGCCGGGTCGGTTGAGCGGCCTCATAGTGGGCGAGCACATTGCGCGCCTGAGCACGGCGCACGCCGTCCACGGGAGACCACCATCCAACGAGTCGATCAATCAGGTTCAGGTTCATGGTGGGCTTTCAGTCCCGATCAAAACTGGCGAGGCCGTAGCTCCGGCCTGCGAAGGCGGCAGTTCCTGCACCGCTTTGCTGCCGCAGCAGCCGGGCAATGTGAGCGCGAGCCTTAAGCATCTGGTCGGTGGTTTGGTAGGTGTGTGTCCGTCCCCTGTACGAGACGGTCAGCTCCCCCGTGGCGATTGCCAGGTCGAGCTGGTCAAGATGTTCCTTGGTGATAGCAGTCATGTGCAGTCCCTAGATTGGTGATTGCAAGCTACAGGAAGGCCTGTTTCATTTCTTGTCGAGAAATGGGACTTTCGCACTGGACACGCCAATGCGCGCAGCCCCAGGCCGTTGGCTGACGATGCGATACAGCTGCGTGCGCTTTATGCCGAACTTGGCCATGACTGCATCCCGGTTCGTTCCATCGAACTCTCGCCGGATGGCCTCATTCCGCTCTTCCTTACTGGGCGCCGGGATATAGATGGCTGCGCCACGACCGCCGATGCGCAGGCCCCCATAACGCTTGCGCATCCCGCGCACCAGAGCCTTGGCCAAGGGATAGGCCTGGGCCTCGGGCCAGCCCAACTCTTCCCGCACCATCTCGACCAGGTCGTATTCCAGCTGCAGGACTGCGTCTGCTGCCTGGGCATCAAGGCATTGGGGTTGTGTGTTCATAGTCGGCTACTCCAATCATCAGAGGCAAGGTGGGATTTCTGTGGCCGGCGAGACGCAGGCCGAGGTTTGGTGGTCATCGACTGGCTTGTAGGGTCGACCGATGCATCAGCCTGGGGGAGCGGAGCGGATGGGACAAAGGACCCGTCCGGCTGCTGCACGAGCTGCTGCAGCAGATATTTCTCGCGCGCTGTCCAATCGACCTCTCGGTGTCGATGCAGGCGCAGCTCGGGGTGATGAGCAGCGGCAAAGCTGTAGCACCAGGTATCCAAGGGCTCATTGCGCGCGCCCTTCTTCACCACGTAGCGGTTCTTCGAGGGATCGTAGGTCTCCGACACCAGCCCCGCGAAATAAAAGGCGTCCAGCTGGTCGCTGAAGTGCGTGACCCGCTCCTCGTGCTTGCGCTCCGCATCCACGCTGAGCCGGCCGAACAGCCAGTCCTTGCAGGCCACCGTGCCCACCGTGTAGACCCGCACGCCCTTCTTGTCCGTCTTGCCCTTGTGTGTCACGTCCATCAGCTTGGGCTTGCTGAGCACGGGCGCGTTGTTGGCGATGGCCCCATGGATGGACATGGGCCGGCGCACCATGGCCTGGCGGATGTAGTTCTTGACCTCGTCGGTACGGTGGCCGCCCTGGTCCTGGGCCATGGCTTCGACGCGCAGCAGCACGCCGTCCACCCGCTGGATGGCCTTGTTGAGCGCCTCGGTCAAGGCCACCCACACGGCCCCTTCGGCAGGGTCGCCTGGCAGCTCGAAGTAGTCCAGCGTCCAGAAGGCCATGCCGCGGCCCCAGCCGGTCAGGTGCACTGCCAGCCGGTCGTCCTGCGTGTCCACGCCTGCCGTAACGTAGAGCACGCCCCGCGGCGCAACGCGCAGCACATAGGGCTCGGCCCGCTCCTGGATGACGTTGTGACGCACCAGACGCATGGACTTGTCTTCCCAGGGCTCGGCCAGGCGGTCATTGACGAACGTCTTGAGCCGGGCCGGGTCGCCCTGCACGTCGAGCCACATTTCCACCAGGGTGGCCCAGGTCGGGCCCAGGCCGAACTGGTAGTAAAGGCAGTTGATGTGGTAACCGCGGATCTTGCTGTCGGGGTTCTCGGCGACCCAGCGGCCGGCGGCGATCATGGCCGTCTTGTGGTGCTCATCGATGCAGCAGCCGTTTTCCTCGCAGACGTACCAGACCTTGGACCGATCCGGGCTCCAGTGCAGGCCTGACCATTTCAGCGGCTGCATGTGGCCGCAGTGCGGACACGGGACGTGGTAGCGGCGCTGGTCGGACTTGAGGTATTTGGCCTCGATGCGACTCAGGCCCCGTACCTGGGGGCTGCTGATGTACACGCGCAGGCCGGTGGCCGGAAAAGCGCTGGTGCGGCCGTCGAACATCTCGACAGGGTCGTCTCCGCCCTTCCAGTTGGCAGCGATTTCATCGAGCTCATCGACCAGCAGCTTGCGGATGGATGAGGACTTGGCACGCGAAGGCGAGCCGGCGTGCTCCATGTACAGCTGGCCGCCCACGAAGTCCTTGAACTCGCGCGTGTTGCTGGCATCCCGGCTGGCCACGCTGCGCAGCGCTCCGCGCACGGCGTCGCACTCCTCAATCATGGGGTTCAACTTCTGGTTGACCCACTTGTTCATTGAGACTTCACCGGGCAGCACCACCATCACCGGGCAGGGATCGTCGGTCATGGTGTGGCCCAGGATGTTGACCTCCACCTCGGTCTTGCCGAACTGGATCGGGAACATCAAGACGATTTCATGCACCCCGGACTTGGGCGATGCGCAGTCCATGGGCTCGCGCAGCGGCGGGTTGCGGCTGGTGCGCCATTGCCCGGTGATCGCGCTGCCCTTACCCGAGAGCTTGCGCTCGGCATCTGCCCACTGGCTGACGGACCGGCGCTTGCGTGGCCCTATGGTCTTGGCCATGGCGCGCAGCGCAACGCTGGGACAACCGATTGTTCTTTGATCGGCGGTACTCAAGCGGCCCCCTCTTTCCTACGCTTGCTGATCTCGGCAGCCAGCTTTTCAATGCCTGCGGCCAGCACGGCCCGGGCCACGTCCATCTGGTCTTCCAGGATGCGCACAATCTCCTCGGCAGGCTGTCCCACGAGCATGGGGCCGATGCTGGCGGGCACGGTGTCCAGCACTGCGCCCACGCGTGCCCCCGCGTCCGCGAAGGCGCCCAGGGCCTCGTCGGCATCCATGAGCTGGCCCACTTCCTTGCGGTAGGCGATCTCCTCGCGGAGCGCCGAATAGTGCTCGCGCTTGGCCTTGCCGTCGTGGAACTTGAAGCCGCTGCCTGTGCCGCCCGGCTCAGAGACAGCGCCCTCGCCATCGTCCTCCGTTTCTTCTGGAGCTGAGGCCAATGCGCCGAGCCGCCCTGCTGCATGGCGAGCGGCCACAGCAGCCCGGCTGGGATCCTTGGTTTCGTTGATCAGGCGGATGGACTCGGCCACGCGCACACGCTTGCCGTCATCGCTCATCACCAGGCGCTGCTCATTCTTGAGCTGCCAGGCGAAGCGGCCCTTGTAGCCCATATGGCGGTTGAACTCGCCCAGGCTCATCTCATCAGGATGCATGCGGTGCTCGCTCATACTCCGGCGGCCTCCCTCACGCGATAGCGCAGGCGCTTTTCCAGGTAGTTCTGTGCGTCAGCACGCTTGGCGATGGCCTCACCCTCCAGACGTACGCTGTAGTGGGCGCGCTTCACGAACATCAGCACGGGCCGCACATCCGCGCCGCCGGTCCCGCTCGCGGCCCAGATGCCCGGGGCCAGGTGGGACGTGCGGGCGTCGGCGTCTCCCATCGCGGTGGTGCGCGCGCCGCCGCGCGCCTTGCCGTAGGCTACGAAGTAGCGCCGGCCCGCCGCCTTCTTGGTGCCCTTGTGCACGCGCTTGTAGCCCTTCTCGGTCATGTTGGCCTTGTAGCCCTGCTCCCCGAAGGCCTGGAAATACGCCAGCAGCTGCACCAGAAAGCTGCCCTTGAGGTTGCCGCGCCCGTCGTCGCTGCCCGGATAGGGAGTGGATGGGATGGCTGTCTGCATGCCGTTGGGCAGGATGCCCACGCGGCGCAGCGCAACTTCACTGCGCTTGTCGCGGCGGGTGCCCCCCTCGCCCTGGGCACGCAGGATCTTCTGCGGATCAATCCCCTTGCCGCCCATGTAGTCCGGCGCGATCGAGGCCGACAGGCGCGCCGCCGTGGCCATCTTCACGCGCGGCGAGCGCAGGATGTAGTCAGTGGGGCGGTCGAACTGGGCGCGCATCTCTGCCTGCATGGCGCGCCGCACCTCGAATGCCGTGTCGTTGATGGCCTTGGCGTAGGCACCTGCCGCCTGCGATCCGGTCAGGCCGTGCAGCTGGGCCAGCAGTTCTGCCTGGCCCAGCATCCGGGCCGAGATCTCGACAGAGAAGCTGCTCATACCGTGCTCCCTTCCTCGGCTGCTGTGCTGCTCGCCAGGAGTGCCTCCAGGCCCTGGGCCCGGAACTGCGGACTGCCGCGCAGGGTGAACTCCAGGGCACGCAAGCCAGGGAAGATGCCGGCGGCCTGCAGATGCTGCACCAGCCCGTGCAGCTGCGGCCATGCCTTGACCACTTCACGCACCAGAGCAGCGTTCTCAGCCGTGCAGCCGATCACCCTCTTTTCTTCTCTCTCCATCTCTTTTCCTTTCAAAAAGGGTTGTGCGGTATGTAGTGCGGCGACATGTGCGCCTTGAAAATGGCGTAAGTGCTTGTCGCGCTTGACGTGTGCGCTATGTGCGGTATGTGCGCCATGCCCACGTACAGGCACATGCGCGCACCTGCGCAGGTGTGCGCACACGCCTGCGCACCCACACATAAGGAGTGATGCCGCACATGCCGCACACGCCTTTGAAATCAATGACTTAATGACGCACACGAAGCCGCACGGCATGCCGCACATAGCGCACAGATCAGGGCGAGCGAGGGTGCGGTGCTTCACAGGGCACCTCCCTTGGCGTCTTTCATCGACCGCTTGAAGACGTCGATGCGCTCGCCCAGCCACTCCGTCTCGGGGCGGCCTGGGGGCAGCTCCTGGCCACCGGGCAGATAGCAGACGCTGGCAGGGCCTACCGTCCGGTTGAAATCCAGCACGTAGCGTTTGCGCTCGATGCCGGCCTGGTGTTTGCGCTTGAGAGCGTTGGCGAACCTGGGTAGGGTCAACGCCTTCTCGTTGGTGTTGCCGCACCACCACTTGTAGAGCTCGTAGATGTCCGTGGTCAGGCACGGCGTCAGCAGGCCCGGTGCGCCCTTGCCCGGGAAGCCTGGCACGTCCCCTGCCTCGAAGGCCCGCACGAACTTGCTCGGGCTGTCCAGACTCAATGCGATCAGCTCCTGCTTGGCCTCGGTCATGGGGGGCTGCGTGGCGTTGTCGAACTCGCCCACATCCCAGCCCAGCAGGAAGTCGTACAGCGCAGCGGCGCCGCCAGCATCGATCTCCGCCTTGACGGCCCGGTAGAACTCGGCATCCAGCTTGGCTGGCGTCCAGATGATGGCGTGGCGCCGGTCGTCCTCTTCGAGCACCACAGGCATGGCCTCGTTGGACAGGAACACCATGTTGACGTGGTTGGCCTCGTAGTAGGCCGCCATGTTCTTGGGGTTGATGCGGATCTGGTCCCCGGTGATGAAGGCCTTGAGCTTGTTCTTGACGTGGTACAGATCTGAGCGGGCCACCACCTCGTCGGCGATCAGGAACAGCTTGCGACTGGCCCAGTCGTTGAACTTGTCCTCGATGGCGGACTGGTCGATGGTCCAGCCGTACTTGCCGAAGATGGCCATGTAGGCCTCGAAGAACATGTTCTTGCCCGTGCCCTGCGGCCCGTGCACGACGATCGCGGATTTCATTTTCGCGCCTGGGTGCTGCAGCGGGTAGGCCAGCCAGCTGATCACCCAGTTGTAGAGCACATCCGCGTTGCCGTCGCCGCTACACATGTGCCACAGCAGCTCCAGCAGCTTCTCGCAGCTGCCAGGCTTGGGCCGGGTGGGCCAGCCGTCCCACAGATTGCAGGTGATGGACTCGTCCGTGCAGGCCGGGTCGAATCCCACCTGCTCGGGCCGCACGATTTGGCGGTCAGGGTGCTCGCTCCAGGTGCGGTACAGGTCGCGGCTCAGGCAGATGTGGCCCATGTCGGTGAGGGTTACCAGCCGGTGCTCGTCGTGGTCGAACACCGCGCCGCCCTGGCCGTACACCAGGGCAAAACGCTCCAGCAGTTCGTCCAGGCTGTCGATGGGCCGAAGCTGCTCCAGCACCGTGCCACCCCCCTCCCCCCGGCTGGGCTGCAGGCGCTGCGCCCCGCTGCGCGTGCGCCAGCCCAACTCCAGCAGGCGGGCCTCGACCTGGGCGCGCACCACATGCAGGCCTTCGGAGATGTGCAGGTCGTTGAAGTCGTTGAGCTTGACGCCGTTGTCCAGCCAGCCGGCGCGCAACGCCATCGGATCGGCAAAGGCGGGCGCCACCCACTGGCCGTCCACCTGCATGGCGGCGGTGCTGGCCATGGTCATGCCGGCATTGCCCGCGTTGTGGTCCTGGCCGCACTTCGGGCAGGCCCGGCCATCGGGCAGCCACACCCGGGCCCGGCACTCCACATGCTTGCCCAGGCGCTGGCTCTCGGCCTCGTCCTTGGCGTGGCAGCGCTGGGTGTTGTCGTCGTCGGCGCACATCAGCAGGCGCACGCCCTTGTAGCGGGCGCGCAGCGCCTCGGCCACCACCGGCACGTTGTTGGCGTCGAAGGCCACGGCCACGGGCAGGTTGGTGGCCATGTGCAGGCTGGCCGCAGTGGCATAGCCCTCGGCGACCAGCACCACGCTGCCAGGCACCGGCATGCCGATCAGGTGGAAGCGCCCTTTCTTGACCAGGCCCAGCGGCCAGTATTCCTTCTCGCGCGTGCCTGGCTTGCGGTCCTTGCCCCGGATGATCTGCAGGCCGTGGATGTGACCCATGGCATCCAGCAGCGGAATGACCATGGCGCCGCTGGGCGAGTAGCGCACGCCGTAGCCGCCCACACCCTTGCGGGCCAGGTAGTCGCTGTCGCCGGTGGGCTGGCATTTCTTCCAAGCGGCAGTGGCCCTGGCCGCTGCGCGCTCGGCCTCGGCCTTGCGCTCTGCCTCGGCGCGGCGCTTGTCTTCGGCCAGGCGCTTGCGCAGCGCCTCGGACTGCTCGCGGCTGAGCTCCGACTTGCGGATCTCGACCTTGCGGGCATTGTTCTCGGCGCCGCTCCAGACGCCGAAGCTGCCGACGATCAGGTCATTGCCGTTGTCCAGCCGCATCTCGTGCAGCAGATACCAGCCGGGCTTTTCCTTGCCCCGGCCCTCGACCCGGCAGCGGCGCAGGCGCCCCACTTCGAGCCGATCCACCTCCAGGCCGGCCTGGACGAGCTGGCCCAGGACGTCGTCATAGTTCGAGGACATCAGTCAGTAACTCCCAGTGCCACTGACTACCCGGTGAAAGGGGTTCGAATTACCCGCTTTGAAGCTCGCCAGGAAGGACCCGTGATCGGTTTGCTTAATTTTTAAGCAACCGTTGCGAAAAAGCGACAGAACCGCATACCCCCCAACTGACAGGCGCGTGCGCGCGCCTCCCTGAAAGCAAAGGGGAGCGGGGAACAGACGGCGCGCGGGCGCGGCGCGGCGAGAGAGAGTTGTGTGCATGCTGGTGCCTGCTGTTGTGCGTGCGCACGGGCTGTCACCCCCATGCGTGCGATGAGCCGCGAGTGCAGAAAGAAAGGAGCGACCACCCTGACCACCACGAATCAGCAGGGAGATAGAGGTGCAGGCCCAAACGGCGGACAAGGCCAGGCCGTGGTGGTTGTTCGTTGGGGTAGTCGCTGGAAACATGTCAGGTCGCCCGCTTTGGAACCATGGCCGCCGTGGTGCTCACCATGTGGCATGTGGCCGCAATCACTTCCTGCGCGCGGTAGTCGATGCGGCGCTGGGCGTTGGGGCTGGGAGGCTGATGGACCATGGCGTCGGCAATGGCGCGGGAGAAGTCGGCCACCTCGCCCTGGAAATTGGCGAATGCCTGTATCGGGTCACCCTCACCCTGGTCTGGCGTGGCCAGGACACAGACGTAGCCCAAGGCCTTGGCCATGGCGCGCATCACACCCACGTCACGAGTGATGCGTTGCAGCGCGATGGACTCACGCAGGGTCAGGTGGTGGCGCGTGTTGCCCGGGTTGAGCTTGTGCTGCAGCGTGTTGGGCGATATGCCCATGGCCTGGGCCAGCGCAGGCACCCCGCCCTTGAACGCCTGGGCGGCCTGTTGCGCCGCCACTATCTCGTCCATGCCAAGTTGAGTGTCGGCCGCTGGGCCCACGCCGCCATATCCGCCAGGCAGAGAAATTGAGAAAGTCGAGGACATCAGCACTCCCCAACGAAAGGACCAGAACCCATGAGCCACGAACGCACCACACCCAACACCAGCCAGGACTGGATGGATGCCATGGAACTGTTGATGGGCCAGTTGGCCTTCGTGCTGGAGTGCGAGGGCCGGGGCTTCACGGTCGCCAAGCTGCGCCGCTGGAGCCAGCTCTGCACGGAGCGGATGGAGGAAACGGGTAGCGTGCCGCCTGCAGTCGTGTTGCAGTTGCGCCGGATGGCAGATCGGGTTGCGCCATGACCGCCGGCCGCACTAAGGTCATCAGACACGGCAAGCCTCCCCAGCTTCGGAGACCTGTGGAGC